CACTTTAGCATCTGCACTTTTTAAACCTACAAAAAACTTATTATTTTCAGGATTATAACCGCAAATAATAGCTGGTGCGCCGTCGTATTTAACAGTAGTAGTGACACCAGAATCAACATTACTATTAAAAGAGTCGGATAATGCGGTAATAAATTCTACAGCAATACGTAAACCTTCTTTTTGCTGAGTTAAAATGTATTCTTCGAGATGGGTAAGATGTTTGATAATACCTTCTCGCTGTTCAAGAACAAAGTATTTGTTAGTACTATCTCGGTAAAAGCTGTTAAAAGCCTGATTTAACATAACGCTTTATTATTTAAGCGTTAACAAATAAACAACAAAATTAGACCCCTTTAATAGTATTTGTTTGAGCTTGCTGAGCAGAGGGGTTTGTTTGAACTTGCCCGGCAGGTTTTTGATTTTGCTGTTGTGCAGCTAATATTTGCTCTAAAGCTTTTGGGTCCATATTTAACAATTTAGCAGCCTGCTGTATAGCAACTTGTTGTGTGTTTGGTTGCTGTGATTGCGGATTTAAAGTAGAAGTAGTTGCTAGATTGGGCATTTCTTCTGTCAACTTATTTAAAATATCATCGAATTTACTCATATGTTTTATTTATTCATTCCGGAAGCTTTTAACGTCATTTGGCGAAGGGCTTACAAATCTTTTAATACCTTTATTCAGGTTTTAGGGATAAATCAACTGTTCCAAGAGAAAAAGTCTTAGATTTTTTAAAATCTTTAAGAAAATTATATAAAGCGTGCTTATCCGTGAACTTTAAGAGTTTAGAGTTATTATGTTTTTTTGAATTAATAACTCGCGTAACAGCCATTTCTACATCTGGTGAATCGAATGAAGAGCATTTAACCCACGGTACTGGGAGCACGTTTAATATCTGTTGTAAGTTATTTTCACTAAAGATAACTTTTTTAGGTAAGGAATAAACAACGTAAGCCTTAGGGTATTTACTCTTACAGTTTTTATACTCCGAACATAACTTCTCTAAACAATAATGATAGAAAAATTTTTGTATATCTTTAGAACCCTTACCTTCAGTTTTAAAGGGTATGGAGTATTTTTTACAGAAGCTATATACATCCTTTAAAGCATCTAAAAAACAAGGATAATAATCAATAGCACAGACCCGACTACCTGGAAATTCCTTGTACATTACTTTTGCAAAATTGCGCTAATTTGTTCTAATGATAAGCCATCTGTTAAAGCAGTGTCAATAGTTCTGCTTAAATCTTCGTAAATATCAGATATTTTTTGTTCGAGTGCAAGCAATTTTAAATGATTTTCTTTATTGTATTGCATCTTTGATTCTTGTTCAAGAACCATAGAATGGTTTATTAAATCTATTTTTGATCCAAGGTATTTTTTAATTTTTAAAATGGTCTGTACTGCAGATGTGTATGAATGTTTTTCTTCTTCAGATATAGGTTCTTTTATTTTAAATCCATTGTCATCTATTATTTTGAGTTTATAAGCAGCAAATTCGGTAATAGGTCTATTCAATTCTTTTAATAAGAAATTATTTTTAAGAGTTTCTTTTAACATAGGGTTATAGTCAATTCCGTGAACATGAGTATTACCGTTTGGATTTAATTTACAACCAATTCCAAAACTTGTAGAGCCGCACCATGAACATTTTTTAGGGTCATCAGGATGAAAATGATGTCCTTTTGGACCAAACCTACAACCTTTTCCGTAAGCTGTAGAATTACAAAACACACACCTGCTAACTCTTGTCATATTACTTATTTAATAGAGTTTTAGGAGGAGTCCCTATTCGGACATTAATAATTCCGTTATAGTAATCATCTCTTCGAAGAACATCTCGTGCTATTTGTTCTTTAATTTCTTCATAACCGAGTTCCCATTTTGAGCCACAAATTTTAATAATCTTAAATTCAAAGTTTTCTATACCGTGTTTTTGAATATCATCGTTTAATTCTTTTGAAGATGATGTATAGGTCTTCCAGTCTGATTCTTTGCGATCTATTCTATTGCGAGATTTACCCTTTAAGGGTTTGCGCTTTATTCTTCGAGAACATTGCTTTTTACCAATATATTTTTTACCACTGACTTTATTAGTTATTTCGTAAATAAAACCAAACATATTCTCAAACAAATAAACATCTTCGTTAATTATCCAATGCCCGGTATCCATCATTTTTTCTTTTTACGTTTTTTCTTTTTACGTTTTTTCTTACCTTTAATTAAGCCCTTACGAGTCATAACCCCACCCTTACCATAAATTGAATAGGGTATTCTGTTATCTCCTGGAGCATAAAAATCACTAGAAAATTGCGAAGTACCTCCAGCCGGATCTCCTAAAGCCCCTGCAGCAGTGGTTTCTTCTTTTAAAACGTTTAATATTATTTGTTCTAAATTAATCATATATTATTCAAATCAATATCTTCCAAATCCGGGAACTGCTGTTTTAGTTCGATCAAATGTCCTGCCCCTGCAAAACAACATCCTCCATTACCCATTAAATTATAAATTGTGGAGTTTCTTTCTTCTTCAAGTTTATGCATTAATTGACCAAAATATGTAGATGTATTAGGATATTCTTGACCTTTTGGATACACACTTAACTCCATTTCTGTTAATAAATTAAAAAGTTTCTCTTTATCATAAGGTTGATTAAGCTTTTCATAAAATCCTGCTTTTTTCATATGATAAGAAAGCCACTGTAATCGCTTATTAGGATCTTTTGGAGAATTTTTCGGCCAGTGTGTAGCAGGTCTTGCCAAAGCATCAAGCATGGTACCCTTTGTGTATGTGTACTGTTCTATAATTTTATTAAATTCATGCTGCATAAAAACATATACAATATTGTAATTTATATTAGCCGTTCCTTTACCTTTATTTTCTGTTATATCGTCCCAAGATAAAGACTGTATAGGATATTTTAAATTATTTTTTTTCATAAACGGAACCATTCCTGGTTCTTTGCTATAATCTTTTGCAGCTACGCCTTCAGCGTAAAATTTAAGATTAGGTATTTGTTTTATTCTTTGTATAAGGTCTTGAGATAATTCTATACTTTTACCATGTTCAACCCCTATACAACATCCTGTACTACCTCTAAAAACAATACCTTTGTTAGCATATGTTTGTGCTTGCTCAAGAATTAAATTTACTAAATTATTAAAGTTCATTTGTTTACTTTTACACACTTATTTACTCTAGTACCATCTTTAAGCTTTGTACCAGCTCTGCGATAACCCTTCCAGCATTTTGGATCTAATCTACGCTTTTCTTTTTTTTCAGCTAAAAATTGCTTAAAGGATTGCATATATATATATATTATTTAAGTTGTTTCCTACCTAAAAGAAGCTATTATATACGGTACTAATATGGATGTTCAAGAACAGTCTGTTATCTCGTTAATTGAAAAATATAACGAAGAGATCAAAAAATACGTTACCGTAGATGAGTTTAATATGAAGCAGGTTCAGATGGATCTGCCAGCTACCCGTCACTACTGGGTCGGCCGTCTTATGTACCACAAACAAGAAATTTTAAAGCTCAAAAAGCTAAGAAAAGAGGCTCAGAAAAAAATTGCTGATAAACTAGAGCATGAGTCACCTGTCGGTCTTAATCCTAAAACTTTAGAACAAGCTCAGCAAAACCATCCTCTTATTGCTAAGATTGACGGTCAGATTGCAGAGCATGATCTTATTGTAGAATATTTGGGTAAGATTGAAGCTAACTTTAGATCTATTTCGTTTGACATTAAGAACCTTATTGAGATTGTCAAACTCGAAACTACGTAATGGTAAATGTAACGTTTGATTATGATACATCTCGCAAAAAAGGTATAATAGTTTCAGACTATCTTCCTAATATTCGAGAGCATTTTTCGGTTGAAGATAAACAACAAGTCTTCAAACGCCGGTACGCTATTGGCTACAGACCTCAGACAAGACAATATGCTATAACACCTCAAGGTAGATTTGAGACTAGATTACTTTTTTCGATTCTAGAGTTTTTACAGAGTCAGGATATACAATTCAATATAAAACTTACTGATAAGTTTAGGGACGTTATAGCTATACCCACTCTAAAAGAAGAGCTGGTAAAGTTAAACCTAGACCCCAGAGACTATCAAGAAGAATCAGTCCTAGCAGCTATTAAAAATAAATCCGGGGTTATTGTACTGCCAACCTCAGCCGGTAAGACATTAGTTATTGCTTTGCTGGTTAAATCTATTCAAGCTCAGCACGATTGTAAAACTTTAATACTTGTACCTGATATTCAACTTGTAGCACAAACTTACTCTGATTTTCTTGAGTATGGAATACCGGAAGAGGAAATTACTAAGTGGACTGGCTCAATAGAACCGAATAAGAATGCTAAAATAGTAATTTCAAATGCACAAATTTTACTTTCTGAAAAACAAGACTTATCTTTGCTTAAAGATATTAAATTACTTGTTATAGATGAAGTACATAAAATTCGTTATGGAAACAAAATTAATAAAGTGGTGGAGCAAATTCCTGCACTCTTTCGTTACGGACTTACAGGAACTTTGCCAGACAATAAAATCGACCAATGGAACATTTTCGGGAAGATAGGTCGAGTAATTTACTTTAAACAGTCAGCTGACCTCAGAGAACAAAAGTATATATCTCAAGTTCATGTAGCCGCTTTAAAGCTGAACTACAGTAATGTTCCGCAGTTTACTACACCCTCTATGTATAATCCTACAGCAGGGTATGAAGAGGAAATAACCTGGCTACAAACAAATAAGTTTAGAAACGACATTATAACTAAGCTTGTTAATAAACAAGATAAAAACACCCTCATAATGGTAGATCGCATTGCCCATGGAGAAGAGCTTTTAAGGGTTCTTCAAGAGAATACTGATAAAGCCGTTCACTTTGTTCATGGTGCTGTTGAGATTGAAGAGAGAGAAATGATTCGTAAACTCATGGAAAAGCAAGATAATGTTGCCTGTATAGCCATTTCAAAAATCTTTTCAACCGGTATTAATATTAAGAATCTTCATAATATTATTTTTGCTGCTATTGGAAAAGCTCGGATTAAAATTATTCAGTCAATTGGTAGAAGTTTGAGAAAACACGCTAGTAAAAAACGCGCTACTATTTTTGATATTTGGGATAATCTTCGTTATGGAAATAAACACGTGGTAGAGCGTTTAGCTTTATACGATAGGGAACAAATACCCTACACTATAACCGAGCTACACGAAAGTTGATTTACTATTGATTTATAATATACTTACCTATTATGCCTCGTCGTAGAAAAATTAAAGATGAAGATTTTGTAAATGACCCTAATGATGATGATTTTGCGTC